CGTTAATTGCTGTGGCGTAGCCAGTGTTAGCGGTGGGTCGTCATCAAACTTTTTTGGCCCAGTCCCTTTGATTATCCACCGCGCATGATAACCAGACAGATCGGAAAGAGTTACAAGGTTTGACCCATCAATCATGGCGGTGCTGCCATCCTTCCATTGATAAATTGATTGACGGGTGATGCCGCAGTCGTCAGCGATTTTGCTGATTGAATGCCCTCTGTCCTGTGCAGACTGAATGGCTTCTGCGATGCGTTCGTGTAAAAGCATGGTTGAAACATTACAGTTAGCGAATTCAATTATCGTTGACATAGCATTGTCAAGCATGCTTTAATTCTTTCCATGGAAGTTGAAGCAAGCAAAATTATTGAGTCTCTCGGGGGCACTTGCGCCGTTGCAGGTATCTGCAAAGTGAGCGCACAAGCCGTTTCTCAGTGGCGTAAAGACGGCATCCCGCCGGCCCGGATGATGTATCTGCGCCTGGCCTATCCGCATCTGTTCGATGCCGAAATGCAGAAAGCCGCCTGAAATGCTTTCCCGTTTTCCCGCGTCTCCCTCGGGGAATGTTCCGCTGTCCGACAACCCGGCGGAACACTTTCGCGCCACGCCCTATACCCCTGGGGCGTGGCGTCTTTTTTCCGTGGGTTCGCTGTAGTCATGGCTTCAGTCTGTTTTTTTTCTCGTAAATCCGTTGTGCGTGAGTGTGCGTGATTCACGCACAAGCACTCACCAGCAAATAACAGGAGGGAGTGATGCAGATGCAACTGATCCACGAAACGATAACTGACGCCATCCGCGAGGCCGTCAATGCCTGCGGCGGTAATAAGCAGGTCGGTGCTACGCTTTTCCCCGATATGCCGGTCGATCAGGCCGCCGGGCGCGTCCGCGATTGCCTGAATCACGATAACCGCCATCGATTTACACCCGAGCAGATCGTGCTGATCGCACGCCTGGCGCGTGCCGCAGGTAACCACGCGGTGATGAATTACCTGGCCGTCGAGCTTGGCTACCTCAAGCCGGCGCCGGTCGAACCCGAAGACGAGATAGCCCGCCTGCAGCGCGAGTTCGTCGAGGCGACGAAATCCCTGCACAGCATGGCCACCCGCATCGAGACGATCACCGCCACCGCCGTGCGCCGGGTGGCCTGATGGACGCCATCGACCAGGCCACCGACATCGAGCAGCTTGATCGCGACGTGGCGCTGAGTTTCCGCCACCCCGTGCTGCCGTTCGTCGGACGCTGCCACTACTGCAAGTCGGAGATTGATCTCCGGGCGCGATTCTGCGATGCCGAGTGCTGCAAGGATTACAACGATCTGGAGCGCTCGCGCGCCCGACGGCGGGTATGACCGTCGCTGCTCCAATGGCCGAGGATTACTCGGCAGTTCCCGAGGCCATGCGCGCCCGTCCGCAGTGGTTGCTGTGGCGCTCCGAACCGAAGCCGGGTAAACCGAAGCCGTTCAAGATGCCGTACTACGCCAATGGCGAGAGGCGCACGGGTGTTCAGGGGAGCCCGTCGGATCGATCCGGGCTGGTGCCATTCACTGTGGCCTGTACAGCTCTGGCCGCCGGCAAGTCGCCGCGTGATGGACTGGAATTCACAGGCCTTGGCTTCGCTTTTCTCCCCGGAGACGGCCTGATCGGGATCGACATCGATGGCGCGATCGATGCGGAGACGGGCGAGATCGCTGAACGCGCGAGCAATATCATCTCCGCCTGCGCCAGCTACACCGAATATTCGCCGTCGCGCAAGGGCGTGCATATCATCGTCGAGGGCCAGATCGCGGCCTCGTTCAAGTCCAACGACATCGGCCTTGAGGTGTTTTGCGGGAGCCAGTATTTCACGGTGACCGGGATGCCCTACCCCGGAACGCCGCCGCAGGTGGCAACGATCGATGAGTCCATTATCGCCCGCCTGAAAAAGACTGTCGATATGGCCAAAGGAAAGGCGGCAGCGCGTCCACAGTCCGGGCCGCCAATGCTCGATGGCCGCGCGAAAGTAGAATCGGCGCTGGCCTACGTCTCGCCGGAGTCGGGCTACGAGGAGTGGATACAGATCGGGATGGCGATCCATGCCGAACTGGGCGACGGCGCTTTTTCGGTCTGGGATTACTGGTCAGCCAAAGGGTCGAAGTATCCGGGTCAAAAGACGCTCGAATCGCACTGGAAGAGCTTCAAGCCCGGCAAGGGAATTTCCGGCGCGACGATCTTCAAGCTGGCAATGAACGGCGGATGGAGACCCCCAAAACCGCGCCTTGTCTCCCCGGAAAAAATCCCCCCCTCTCCCCTTGATGGGGAAGGGCCGGCGGTGACTAAAAAGGAAGAGGGTAAGAAAAATTCTTCCCCGAAACCAGAAAAGACCATCGACTGGAACCGCTACGAGGAACTGCTCGGTCAGTTCGTGCTGATCTACGGCACCGATACCTGCTACGACCTGAGAACGCGCATCCTGCTCAAGGTCAATCACCTGCGCCTGGCCTTTGGCAGCGATTACGTCAAGATGTGGCTGGCGGCCGGAGAACGGCGCATGATCCTGCCTGCGCAACTGATTTTCAGCCCGAGCGGGCAGTGCGTCCCGCCGGAAATCAACCTGTTCGACGGCATCCCATCGACGCCTAAAAAGGGCGATATCGGCGCGATCATGGAGCTGTTGCGCCACTTGTGTGGCGACAGTGCGGAGACCGATGAGGAGGTTGAAGCAGTTGTCCAGTGGTGTCTGAAGTGGCTGGCGCTGCCGCTGCAGAAGCTCGGGATCAAGATGCGCTCGGCCCTGGTCTTTCACGGACCGCAGGGCGCGGGCAAGAATCTGTTCTTCGAGATCGTCGCCTCGATCTACGGGCGCTACGCTCTGGTCGTCGGGCAGGACCAGTTGGAAGACAAGTTCAACGACTGGGCATCGCAGAAGCTGTTCTTGATCGGCGATGAGGTTGTCGCGCGGCAGGAGCTGTATCACAACAAGAACAAACTTAAGGCCTTCATCACCGGCGAGACGATCCAGATCAACACCAAGATGATGCCGCTGCGCACCGAGGCCAATCACGTCAATGTGGTGTTCCTGTCGAACGAGCATCAACCGCTGGCACTTGAGGTGGGCGACCGAAGATACTTTGTCGTCTATACGCCGCCTAGGCGCGTCGACGATCTCTACCTGCGCGTGGCCAAGTGTCTTACCTCCGGTGGCAGTCAGGCGTTCCACGAGCATCTGCTGAATCTCGATCTCGGCGGTTTCTCTGAATTCGATATTCCTCCGATGACGGCCGCCAAGCGCGACCTAATCGATCTTGGACTGAAGCCCGCAGAGCGCTTTGTGCGCGAGTGGCTGCGCGGGTATCTCCCGCTCCCTCTGCAGGTCTGTTCGGTCGATCAGCTTTATCAGGCCTTCAAACGTTGGGCAATGGTCTCCGGTGAGCGTTTCCCGCCGCCGCAGGAACAGTTTTCCAAGACGGTCAATAAAACGGTATCGCTGATTTCGAGCCAGACGGGGGTAGAGCCCATGGTGCGCCTGAAGCCGGTCAAGCTCGACGATGCCGAGAACGGGCGCCGCACGGTGAGGATATGGATTCCCGTCGGTTGTGGGGCGTCGGAAGGCACGACTGAGGGGCTCTGGGCCTACGAATGCGTCCAGGCCTTCCGCAAACCGCTTGGAAAATTCTTTGAATCGACGGGGATGAGCAGCGATGAGTAGCCCGCAAACCCTTGCAGTTACGCGTGTCTCGCCGCCTGACTCGGCGCAAACCCTTGCAGTTACGCAGGTTACGCTGACTTGCCTACTTTTCTGCCCCATATGTGCGCGGGCGCGAGCGCTCAATTCATGTTCCAGAATCATGTGTGTCGAACGTTTGTGCAAACCGGGAAACTCCGCAAGTCTGCGTAACCTGCGTAACTGCAAGGCCTACAGGCGAGTCAAGCGCGTAACCACATCACTTTCGCGTAACCGCAAAAAAGGAAGAGCGATGGATAGAGAAGAAAAAGCGGCATGGGTAAATGCGAACCTACCGCAGTGCGCCGCCCTGGCTGCCTTGTGCAAAGCCACATTCGGCGCGGTGCGGCTGACCTACGCCAGCGAGAACGGACACACCATCGGCAAGCCTATGCAGACGTGTGCATTCTCTATAACCGGTGATGACCTGGTGCCAGTGCGCAAGGCCAAGCCATGAGCGGCATCGTCCTCAACTTGCGGACCAACTTCCCCGAGGTCATGGCCAAGCTGAGCCAGGTCTCGGATCAGATCGGCAATCGCGCCATGGTGCGCGCGCTCAATAACACAATCACTCAGGGCAAGGCGGAGATGGCCAGGGACATCAGCAAGGAATTCCGCATCAGCGTGGGCACGGCCAAGGATCGGCTGGAGGTCAGCCGCGCCAGCTCGAAGGGCGGCGTCTATAAGTTCGAGGCCTCGCTGCAGGCCACCAGGAAGGCCAAGGGCCGGTCGATGAACGTCATCGCCTTCGTCGAGAACTTCGTGACGCTAGCCCAGGCGCGCAAGCGGATGAAGGGCGGAGAAGGCGGGAAACAAACGCTTAGGCATGGAGGCGTGATCACCAAGGCTTTGCAGATTCGATTCCAGATCAAACGATCAGGAGGTAAGAAGATGATCAAGGGCGCCTTTATCGGGAATAAGGGTCGCACCATATTCATCCGTGAAGGCAAGTCAAGATTTCCTATCAAGGCTGTCAGCACCATCGACATCCCGCAGATGTTTAACACGCGACGCATCAACGAAGTCGTGCAGAAGGTCATGCTCGACAAGTTCGAGACGAACATCACACGAGAGTTGCGCGTCGTGCTCGGAGGATTCGCCAAGTGATCAGCATCGCTGGCCTATCATTAAACTTGTCGGACGCAC